TTCTCTCAAATTAAGATTGAATCTGAAAGAGCGAGTAGAGATATGGCTAAAGAATATGGTGAACCATTATGGTGTAAAGATTTTGGTATGAGAAATACACACTTAAGAGCTGTGGCACCTACAGTATCAAATTCTAAATTGAGTGGTAATGTTAGTAGTGGTATCGAACCTTGGGCTGCTAATGTGTTCACAGAACAAACAGCAAAAGGTACCTTTATCCGTAAAAACCCTGAATTAGAAAGAGTATTACGTAAGATTGGTAAAAACACTAAAGAAGTTTGGGATCAAATTTTAGCAGACGGTGGTTCAGTATTGGGATTAGATTTTTTAGATGAATGGTGTTTCATAGATTCTAAAGTTGTTGAAATCAAAGAAGTATCTGAAGACAATAAATTTAAAATTGTTTCTATCAAAGATGTATTCAAAACATTTAAAGAAATTAATCAATTAGATTTAGTTAGACAAGCAGGTATTAGACAACAGTATATTGACCAAGCGGTTTCATTAAATTTGGCGTTCCCTGCTATAGCAGACCCTAAATGGATTAATCAAGTTCACTTGGAAGCTTGGAAACAAGGTGTTAAAACACTTTATTATATGAGAACCGAATCGGTATTAAGAGGTGATATTGCAGCACAAGCTATGAATCCGGATTGTGTTAGCTGTGAAGCATAATATTTATAATAAAAACGAAAAAATGTTAGAAGTAAAAAAATTTTCAGCAAGTTGGTGTGGCCCTTGTAAAGCTTTGGCCCCTATAATAAATGATGTAAAATCTCAATTTCCTAATGTATTATTCAGTGAGCACGATGTTGATTCGGATTATGAATTAGCGACTAATTTTGGAGTTAGAACAGTACCTACGGTAGTATTATTAAAAGATGGTAAAGAAATACAAAGACTTTCGGGTCTTTCTCCTAAATCAACTTATATTAAAGTGATTAACGAGGGTATTAATAACTAAAAAATAATATATTGTATTCAAAAGGTTAGAATTAACGTTCTAACCTTTTTTTATATATACAAAAGGTACATAATCATTTTTATATTCTCTATATTTATTTGATATGGCAGTCGATTTAACATCCACATATGGTATTAATTTCCCATTTCAAGATAGTAGTACAGGACAATATCTTGCAATGACAACTTCTTCAGCTGAAGAAATTAGAGCGAATTTATTACATTTAATTTTAACTGAAAAAGGTAGTAGATATTTTTTACCTGATTTCGGTACAAGAATATACACATATGTTTTTGAACAAAATGATGCTGTTAGTTTTGATTTAATTGAGTCCGATATAAGAAATGCTGTTAAAACTTATTTACCTAACTTGGATATACAATCAATTGATATTCAAAATGCGGAGAATGATCCAACTTATAATATACAAACTTCAGGAACAAACGAAGATGCAAGATTATTTAGAGTAGGTTCATTATCAGATGCGCCATACACTGCAACAGTAAAAATAAATTATACAGTAAATAATGGGGCATTTACATCCTCAGATTTTGTAATAATAAACATATAATATGGGAAAACAAATATCATACGCGGTAAGGGATTTCGCGGGATTAAGACAGGAACTAGTAAACTTTACACAAAACTATTATCCAAATCTTATTCAAAATTTTAACGATGCGTCGATATATTCAGTATTGCTTGATTTAAACGCAGCGATATCGGATAACTTACATTTCCACATAGATAGAGTTTGGCAAGAAACAATGTTGGACTATGCACAACAAAGACAATCATTATTTTTTATTGCAAAAACTTATGGTTTAAAAATACCAAATACAAGACCTTCAGTTACATTAGTTGATTTTTCAATTAAGGTTCCAATAAATGGTGATAAAGATGATATGAGATATGAAGGTGTCTTAAAAGCAGGAGCACAAGTTTCAGGTGGTGGACAAACTTTCGAAACAATTAACGATATCGATTTCTCAAATCCTTTTACTATTGATGGTACTCCTAACCGATTAAAGATACCGAATTTTGATAGTAATAATAGATTAGTTTCATATACAATAACCAAAAGAGAACCTGTGGTAAATGGTGTAACAAACGTTTATAGAAGAGTAATTACAAATACCGATCAGGTACCATTTTTAAAACTTTATTTACCTGAACAAAACGTTTTAGGTATAACTTCTATCATACACAAAGACGGTACTAATTATAGTTCAAATCCAACAACAGCTGAATTTGCTACAAGTCCTAATAAATGGTATGAGGTAGATTCTTTAGTACAAAATAGTGTATTCGTACCTGACCCAACATCGGTATCCGACCAAAGTAATTTTAAAGCGGGTACTTACTTAACTGTTAATAATAAATTCGTTACTGAATATACACCTGAAGGTTATTTTTCTATAACATTTGGTTCAGGAAATGTGGATCCACTTTCAAATTTAGATAACTATATCAACGGTACATTACAAGTTAATCTTGCTACATATTTGAATAATATGTCAATGGGTGGAATACCTCCTGTTAATTCAACATTATTTGTACAATATCGAGTTGGTGGAGGTAAAGCTTCAAATTTAGGTGTTAACACTATTACAAGTGTCGATAATGTTAATTTCGTGGTTCAAGGCCCCAATACTTCAATTAATAATCAGGTTATTCAATCATTAAGTATTACAAATCCAATACCGGCCGTAGGTGGTGCGGATCAACCTTCAATTGATGAAATTAGAAATATGGTTTCATATAATTTTTCTGCACAAAATAGAGCAGTAACTCTTCACGATTATATGTCACTTATACAAAAAATGCCAGCAACATATGGTGCACCTGCTAAGGTTGGTGTTATGGAAGTTAATAATAAAATACAAATAAATTTATTATCCTACGATGATTTAGGTAATTTGAGTGATACTGTTTCAACAACACTTCAAAAAAATATTTTAGAGTATTTGTCACAATATAGAATGGTTAATGATTATTTAGCAGTTGTAGCTGCTCAAGTGATAGACTTAGGATTTCAAATTGATGTTGTAATTGATAAAAATATAAATCAAACGGATGTTATAAGCAGTATTATTTCAAATGCAACGACATATCTTTCTGTTGATAAAAGAAAAATGGGTGACCCGTTATTTGTTGGTGAATTAACACAGATTATAAACCAATTAAACGGTGTTGTGAATGTAGTCGATATAAGAGTCTATAATAAAGTTGGTAGTCCATATTCGTCTGCACAAGTGTCTCAACCATATGTTGACAACACAACGTTAGAAATACAACAACAAGACCAAATTATATATATGCAATCTAATCAAATTCACCAATGTAGATTCCCAAATAAAGATATTTTGGTGAGAGTTAAAACCTTAGGTTCGACTACATATTAAAAACAATTTTCTTTATATTGATAGAAAATTAAGATTTTTCTATTTATATAAAGAATGGCACAAAAATACAGAATTTCAACGGATATAGGGGTAGATAAACTTATCACAGTTGAACTTAACCAAGAATACGATATTTTAGAAATTCTTTCACTTAAGTTCACCCAAACAAACGCATATACTTCATTTTGTTCAGATTATGGTGTAGTGGTAGGTAGAGTTACCGCGAATAATGGATTCGGGATACCAAATGCTAAAGTTTCTATTTTTATACCACTAAGTGATGTAGATGCAAATGACCCTGTTATTTCAGCTTTATATCCTTATACTCAAATAGATGATTTAGATCAAAACAATTATAGATATAACTTATTACCTTCGAGACAACAACACGGAGGTCATACACCAACAGGAACTTTTCCAGATCAATCAGATATACTGAACAGAGAGGAAATTTTAGAAGTTTTTGAAAAATATTATAAGTTCACAGTTAAAACAAACATATCAGGTGACTTTATGATTTGGGGTGTTCCAACAGGACAACAAACTTTACACATTGATGTTGATACTTCCGATATAGGTTGTTTTTCTTTAAGACCTGACGATTTCTCGAGACAAGGCGCAGGGGTAGATAAATTTAAAAATAGTTACACTTTTAAAGCGTCTGAAGATTTAAACAGTTTACCTCAGATTGTTACATTCAACAAAACAATACAAGTTTATCCTTTTTGGGGCAATACGGATTTTTGTCAAATTGGAATTTCAAGGAGTGATTTTGATTTATCATCTGCAGGTGTTAAAATTGAACCCAAAGCGATGGTTATTGGTGGAATATTCACCGACACTGGAAAAAACGCAATTGATAAAAACTGTATTCCAACTAAAAATATGGGTTCTAAATGTACCTTAGCGTCACATAAAGGTAAGATAGAAGCATTAAGATTCACATCTCAATTTGATGAATACAATAGACCAATAATTGAAGAATATGACTTACACGAAGACATTCCTGAGGATGGAAGTTTTGTGTTTAGTGTTCCTATGAATATGGATTATTTGTACACTAATGAATTTGGTGAGATGGAATACACTAATAATCCAAATAAAGGTATTCCAACCTCTGCTTGTTATCGTTTCAAATTCACGATGAAAGATGAAGGGTTAGAAAGAGTAAGAGTAAGAGCATCTTATTTGATGCCGAATATTAGAGAATTTCAATCAATTGATGGAACAGAACAAGAAAAATCTTACGCTTGGACAACTGAATATAGTGGATATCCTACAGACGCTCAAGATCTAATTTTATATGGTGAAAATGGATTCTTCTATCCACAAGATTATTTCTTCAGATTCCATTATGCTAAAGTTTACACAGTATCATCATTCCAAAGTACATTAATACACGGGAGTTTCTTAGGTTCCAATAGATTTTTAGGAATCAAAGAAATACACCCACCCGAGGATAAAGATTGTTTGAATAGTGTCGTTACACCTCCAATAAATTTCGCATCAAAAAATACAGGATTGAATTTTCCTGTTATAATTGCTGATGTTGTAACGTTTATTCAATTTATTTTTTCATTAATTAAATTAACGATATTCGAATTCTTCGGTTCTTTTTTATATACTGTAGGCCAAGCTTTATATAATATTTATTTTGGTTGGCCTTTTAATTGGAGACCATTTGGAAGAATTGGCGAACAATTTAAATCAGGTGCTTATTCAATTGCAGCGGCTGGTCAATTTACACTCCCCTTAGTTATTTATGATGATTGTGAACTATGTACAAATGACGATACAAGTTTAACACACGGCATCAATGTAAACAATTATTGTAAAATAGGTGAATTATCATTCAACGTTATTTATGGAGTAAAAAATGAATTTAATGGGGATGAATTTGCTAATTACGCTCTGTTTTACATTACTGGTAACACTGCAGGAGATAGTTTTGAAAATCCAGGACAACCTGCTAGAGACAGTGATGCAGGATGTTTAAATTCTTATAATGGATTCACAGGTGGAACATACACTAATATGAATTCATTAACAACAACAGATTTATATGGGAATATAATACCGGAAATTGAAATGGTTTTTGGTGGGTACAATAATTCTTGGTTGAATAGTGCTGAGTTTGGAATTTCAGGGACAAGCGGAAATGGTAATTATCAAATTCAATATCTTAATGGATGGGGTGGTACAAACTTACCTGCAGGGTATGTTATATTGATACCTTATTCTGATTTACAAAATTATCTTGGTATAAGTGATATAACACAATATCCTTCAATACAAGTTAATGGTCCAATTGAATCTAGTTATAAACAAATTTCAGGTTATACAACCTATGCAGCTCTTTATGATTTGGCTCATACTCACAGTGGTGCAACCATTTATACAGGTGTGACTCTTGAAGAGGGTTGTGCAATGTATAATAGAGTTTACAATAAAAGTATACCAAAAGAAGTTATTTGGTTGGAAGGCGAAACCCCTTATGGTTTACCTACAACACCTGTTAACTATTCTGAAATTACGAATTCAACTCAATTATTGAATAATACAAATTCACCAGGTATTGTGGAACTTACAATTACTAACACCAATAATATTTTAGCAGATAAAAGTAGATTACCTAATGGTGGTGTTGATTGGATAATTGGTGGTGAATGTTGGTATATTAATAATCAACATAGATTACCCCAAGCAATAAATTGGGATAGGTTAGGTAAAATAACATATAACAGACAAACAAAAACAGGATTTTCTGAATTTAGAGGAGGTGTTTTTTCAATAGTACCTTCCATAGATGGTGTATCAATATACAACATAAATGCAATTAGAGAATGGTACAGAAGAAAACGAGTTGGTATTGCTTTTTGTGGAGGTATAGTGAATTATTCATTTATTGATAACTGGTTATCAGGTTCATTATATTTTTATCAATTTAAAATGAAATTAAAAGGTGCATTTGCTAAATTTTGTAACACAATTGCACATTATTCGCCATCACAAAATACTTTTTATTATAGGTCAACAGTTTACACTCCACCAACTACAAACTATTATCCATTCACAGGTGGTACTTGGGGTTATGAAGTAGGTTCCGTGGGTACCAATTAT